AACCTCCTATTTTTAAAGTCGTCCCCGACTGTGTAATTCCATGGCTTTTAGTGTCGTCAATGCTCGGACAATAAGAAAACCGTATAGGTTATATACGGTTAAGTAACGATATTAAGTAGCAGTCTATTCCTGCCAGTCAAGATGTTGGATCACCTACTTTCTTTTCTTAAGCTCTTTGTTTAATTCTTTCATAAACAAAAAGATAAAAGATACCAGTGGTAGGAATACCAACCACCCCAGGGCAATCAATACCCATCCCCAAATAAACATGATTTACTCCTTTCGCTTATTTACATACTTGTCATACCACTCTTTATAATTCATATCAGCAGGTACCAACTCGGTCTTACCTGTCACTGGATTTCTAGCCCTGCGCTTCAGTTTGCTGTAGTCTGCATCCTCATCGTATCCGACAGTAGTAGACCTACACCACGGATGTAGCGGTGGATAGTTCACACCAGGAACAGCATCGGCTGTATTATAGACCTTGTTGTCGTGCTCCTGGCAAATGTGAGATGTGCGTCTGTCCAGCACTGCTACAAATTTGTACTTTTCAATCTCAGCATCTTCATAGCTTAGCAGTTCCATTTGATTGTGAAAGAACGCTGACTCTGTCCGCACCAAACGTCTTGCTTTGTTTTTTCCAACCTCAAAACGTTCAGCGATTGCTTGAGATGTATCTCTTACGCTTCGACCAGTCATAAGACTCACCAAAAGCTCGTCTTTTACGCTTGAAGCAAGTGCCCCAGTGTTTGACCATATCCTGTCCGAATAGGCCTCTCCTGTCCATTTTAGACCTTGTAGACGCTTGATTTCTGTTTCAGGCAACCCAGAGAAGTGGTAAGCCAAGCCTGTCTGTTGTTGTAGGTCAAAAGTAGCTTTGTAGTAGCTATCTTTCATAAGGTCGCCATAGAAATCATCTGAGCTTTGTTTTTCAGAAAGATAGATAGACTCACGCATCGAATCCAAGTCGGCGCTTAACCGTTCAAGTCGTTTCATGCGATAAGCGTAAGCCGGACTGTCCAAATCAGCCAGTAACCTTTGAATATTTGGGTCATTCGGTCTGGCTTCGAGAACCTTACGAAGTTCATTCAGGTCTTTCTGGTCCTTCATGTTCTTCAAGACATGACGAGCATCACGCTCGCTCAAACCATAATCACGCTGAAACTTGTCAAAGATTTTGTTGATTTGCTTGTCTAAATAAGTTTTCGACTGCCTGTAGATATCGTCAAACTTGTCTGCTTGCTTCTCGGCCTTATCCATCTGCTCATAGATGAGATTAGCCTTCCTCTTCGCCCAATACTCCTCGTTCTTCATCTGTCACCTCTTCGTCTGGTTTCGTGTTCACCTTATTAAAGAATGGCACACGTTCCATGTTCTTCTCTTTTTCTTCCTCGAGGCCTTCCAATTCAGCGTCAGGGTCTTCAACGAATGGTAAGAGTGAAATAAGCTGTCTGAGCGTAACTTTACCCTCAAGATTATTAATAACCTGTGACAATTCAAGTAAGTTCTTAGGTAAGCCACGACTAAACTGAGGTACTATCGAATTTGCGTCAAGCGCAATCTGTTGTAGACCAAGGTACTTAGCAAAAATACTGATACGTTGTCTAAGTCCACGTTTGTAGTTAGCCTCTTTGATTTTAGTAATCATTTCAAGTCCGAGTAGCTTGTATTCCATGGCTACGCCCGAGCTATTCCCTGCAAAGTTTTCATCTGTCAGGTTTGGTACATGACTAAAGGTGTAAATATCTTCCTTAATTGCTTTACGCAAAATTTCAGTAGCACTTTCGTCCAAAGCATTCTTTAAGAAATCAGCCTTGGCATCTGCTGGTAACTCTAAAAGCCCTTCTTCAGCAAGGATTCTCATTGCTTCTCTAGCATCTTCCAGATTATCAGCTAATTGCGCTCCGTATAATACAAGAATAGACTCAACTGCTTGTTCTTTGTCATTTACACGGTTACCCATCAAGGAATTGTAAGCATCAATCAAGCTAATCTGTTGCTCATAATCGCCAATCGCAAAGTTATTGTTCTTATACTCAATGATTGGTATTTGACCAAGGGGGTGTGGCTCTACATCAAGTTTTTTCACGTACGACCCTGACGAATCACTCAAAACAATGTGATAATGCAAGTTTTGAGTAAACACTTCTGCTTGGTATGTCGTTGTGTCTTTTGTGTCGTCTTTGACCTCGTAGTAGTAGACCGCAAACAAGGGTCTGCGTTCAATACTATCGTCATAGACTATAAAGGTATTCTCGACATCAAGACTAGCTGAGTCAAGCTCGTTCAAGCCTTCCTTGACATAGATGTATTCATAAGCACGGCCATAGATAGCCATGTTAAGAGCGTTCTGCGTGTCCACTTGGTCAACTTCTGCGTTATCAAATGCAACTAGCAACGGCTCAAGGTCGCTCTCGCCTGTGTTGTTGTAGGTAATCGGACTGCCCAGAAAATAACCTGTGGCCGTGTCTGCTATATCTTTCGCATGATTGGCTACCGTTTTAAAGTTTGGAGCGTTAGGGTTGCGCCTTTTATGTCCAAGAATAGAATGTTCTCCGATGTAGTAACGCTTTAATTTTCTTAAATCCTCTCGCTCATTTGCATGTTTGCGGATCAGCTTATAAATTAATTCAGCATTTAAATTTGTTTCGTCATATCCATCCCGTGGATAGGTTAAGTATTTATACATGTTCTCCCTTTCTACAAACCATAAAGAGATTTTCTCTTAACGGTTGCTTTTGGTTGTGTTTGTTTTGAGTAAATCGCATAGCGCAGGGCATCCAATACGTCGTCATTCTCTTTGATTGGCTCACCTGTTTTTTCATTCCAGATATACTGGTAAATCTCATCCTTAAAACGCCTTACTTTATCTGATACAACAAAAAAGCGCCCAGCTTTCATGAACTTGGCGACTTCTTCAATTCCTGACAAGACCGCTTTATTTGCGTTGAATGTCTTGATTTGTTCCCTTTGAAATCTTGCTACGTGTTCAGGTCGTGCGCTATCCGCCCAAAACGTGATGTTTCCATAACGGCTTTTTATATCTTTAGCAACACCTACCCAAAAATCAATCTCTTCATGTTGATGCGCATGTTCCTCAACTAAGTAGATAGAACCGTCTGCTGTCTCTCCGATAACCACGATAGAACCGTAGTGTTCGTAACCCCAGTCAACCCCCGCGTAGAATTTAGTGATATCTTCTGGTACATTATCCACAAACATCTTCTCGCTAAAATCACGATAGACTACACCCTCACCAGTTACCCATAAACCTAGAATATCTCTGTCGTAAAATACACCCTCTGGTGTAGCATTTTTAATATTCTCTCTGTATCTATCAGACATGAATGTATTATCATCTAACTTGAAATGAAAGTCTATAATCATATCATCACCAGAGTTGATATAATCTCGTCTAAGCCAGTGTGTCGGGATGTCTGGGTTACTGTCCCAAACAATCCGTGCACCTTCTCCTGAACAACGTGAGATGATTTCTTTAAACACCTGTTCATTGGCTAGTGATGCCTCGTTTATGTAAGCTCCAAAAGCAGTGAAACCACGGGCACGTTTTAGTCCTGAAATTGAACCAGTATATACTTGAATCACCTTAACCCCGCAAAGAGTAAACGCTCCGTGCTTGTCGTATTTCGGCTCAATATCAAACATGTTATAAAGTTCTTGTATGATATTGTTTTGTATCGATGTCGAAGAGGTTCCAGCTAAAATATACATTGGCTCATCAATGTTTAATCTATCAGCTATCTCTCTCACTCGTGCAATTTCATTCATGAAAATCATATTGTTTAGAACGGTCTTACCTGAACGCTTTGCACCATGCAGACCACAAATGAAAAAATCATCATTTAAAACTCGCTTGAGAACTTGCTCTTGTTTAGGGGTGAATTTACTTGTCATTAAAAGCGCCTCTCAAAGCCTTAGCGAATTCAACAAGCTTATCATCATGCTCATCATTCATGCCGATTTGAGATTTGAGTTTCTCGATCTCAAGCTCCAATTTTTCAGCTTGCTTAGCAGTTGGATATCGTTTTAATATCTCAGCTATTGCTTTAATAACTGTGTTGTTATCAGCTTTTTTCATAACCCTGTCTACTTCACCAGTAACAGGGTTCATCATTAAAACTTCTTCAAGTCGTTTGCCCCTTGCAATGTCCGAAAGAATCGAAAGAGCCTCTTTAGCACTCAGAATATTCTTGTCGTGCATCTTTTCAGTTTCTGTTTGTATAAACGTTTTAATGCTTACATTTTCTAGCAATTTACTAGCAGTTGTTTTAGCATAAGCTTCACTGTACCCTGCGAATATTGCGGATTGATAGACATTTCCAGTCTTCAAATACTCGCTCGCAAACATCTTTTGTCTTTGATTTAACCCAATGTCCATCACCTCCACTTCTAATAAAACAAAAAGCCACACGGTTATTGTGTGACTTCATGTAAGACCTCTCATGAGAATAGTGGGATTCGAACCCACTCGTATTCCCGAAAAAAACGGTGTTAGGAAGTTTAGAGATATATAAACTATAAAATTAAAAAAACGCAAAGGAAAATCAACAATGAATACTTTCCTAACACCGCAAAATATATAGGAGTCATCAGCCCTCTTGCTGATACTAACATAATATCACTTTAAAACTATCAAATACTATCGTTGTTATCAAAGATTTTAGATATGTTTGCAACTGCCCTATCTCTAGCACGTTGGATAGTCGCAGGGCTACAATTTAATTCTCTTTCTGTTTCGCTCCAGCTTAGCCCGTTGATATACAATAAGCGCATCACGATATTTTCAATAGGGTCTTCTAATGACTCAATCGCTTGTGTCAAATCCTCTTGTTCTTTTTGTTCTTGTTCTATCTGCTTGTATAACTCGTCTATCTTATCAGTGATTTTTATATTTAAGTCTTCAGTCCGATTGTCATTGCTTGGAGTTTTAGGCATCCCATTAAATGACTGCCCTTTTATAATACCCGTTCTTAAATCTTGTATCTCCCTATGAATTGAACGTATTTTGATATTTTTAATTTTTAATTTTTTAAGTTTTCTTTGTAATTGCAATTCACTCTCCTATCAAAATATTCAAAGGAAGATTAAAGTAGGTCGCTACGTCTTCCACTTGATAAAAGTTAGGTCTTGCCTTACACGTTTCCCATTTATAGATATCCGATTGAGCGTATCCTAAGATATCACCTAGTCTTGCTTGTGATATTTTTTTATCTTTGCGCTTTTGTTTTAACATAAATGCAAAGCGTTTACGTTGATTATCATTTAATCTTTGCTCGTAGTCCATCTTTTAAATCCTCACTTTTCACAAAAGAACCGTTTACCATTTTACCTTTTCGGTTCTTAATTTCATCCCATGCCATTTGAAAACATTCAGCAATAGACCAGCCTTTCTGTTGACAATAGATAGTCAGCACTACCAAAATATCACCGACTGCATCTTTTCCGTCTTGCTCACGTTCTTTTAAATGCGCTTGTGCAAGTTCGCCAGCTTCTTCAAATAATTGTTTGGATTATCCAATCCTCTTTCTTTTGCCCATTGCTCGACACGGTGCGCTAAAAGTTCCATATTTGTTGTCATTTTTGGCTCCTTCATTTCAAATATGTAGGCATGTCATCACCTACTCTGATACTCTCATATTGTTCCTTTGTCACTAAAAATTTTCCATAAGAGGCCACTGTGACAATATAGCGCCCCTCTATGATTTCTTTATCACTGATTTTCCCATGTATTCCTGTTCCAGCATTATCAACCTTATAAATGATTATAGGTTGTTTGCTAGTTTCAGGATGTTTGTTGATTGGTTCTATATTACCTAAAATAAGACCAACTACGAAAAATAAAATACATATAATCGGGTGGTCTATATTATCTGTTAGCCATTCCATCTCATTTCCTCTATTTTTCAATTAAGCTTCTACTACTGGAAAATGAATGTCACCAATAACTAATGAACCTACACTATAATAGTAACCGTTATATTCTGCATAACATTCAGCTAGCGCTATCGGGTTTTGATTGTGATATATAGTCACTTTGTTACAACTACCAACAGACCACTCATTAGATGTTTTTACTTGTTCTCCTATTTCAACATCTGTGATTACTGCATCAAGTGTTACATTTTTAAATTCTCCTCCAGCAAAAGCGCAACAGTCACTTTCTGACATTTCAATAGTTACTTTGACTCCATTTTCTAATTCTAAGAAATCAGCATCCCATTTCACTATACGTTTATAAAGAAGCAAATCTTTTAGTTCTTCAAGTGTGCCATATCTTGCATTTGTATCTTCGGGGTTGCACCATTGGGATAATTTTATAGTTTCTGTCATTTTCCCACCTCTTCTGCCATACACTGCAACCAAACAAGCGTTTCATATAAATCTCTTGCATGGTTCTTGATATTTCCTAACTCATAGCTGTCTAGCTTATCTGAGTTGTTTATAATATCAATTTTTAAATTATTGATAGCTAAAATAAAATCTTTTTTCAGTTGGTTCATTCTTCCACCTCTTTATCTAACTTATCTAACTTTTTAAAAAGATTTAATGTATTCCAAACATCATCTAATGTTCCTATTCTTCTGGAAAAATGGTTCCATTCTATCGAATCAAATCTAAACCCACCGCCAAAATATTCAATACGAAAGCTTGGCTGTTCGCTAGCTTTTTCTTTCCAAATTGCATTTATTTGATTGATATTTATTAAACGATCTTCCAAATCATTCCGAAATATAACAAACATCACTCCACCTCCAAAAGTTCTGGATTTTCGTAGATTCTCGCTCTAACAGTAGACCAATCACACCCATAATAAGATGCAATCCAATTTATTGACTTACCTTCGTTTAGAAAGGCTTTCAATTCTTCTGACGGTATAAGAACACGCTTTTTCATTTTCAAACCTTTTCTGCTATGATTTGCCATGCTGATTTTTCTCCTATGAGATTCTGAAAAAATGCGTCCTTTATTATGCTTTCTATTATGCGCCTTATTTAATATCAAAGATAGATTTTCTTTTCTTGCGTCTAACTTATTCTCGTTCAAATGATGTACACTATACTCAAACGGAATTCTTGTTTTCAACCAGTATTGCATTAAAAGCCTGTGTATATGAATCTTTTCGTTATGAATTGAAACGGCAGGATAGTGACCGTGCAAATATATCTTTTTCCTGCTTAAAGAAGGTTTTTTCTGATACCACAAGATCGCCTTCTCTAATTCAGAATAATCAACAAGGCAATCACACTCATTACTAAAATCAATCTTCACTTGTCTTTTTACTGTCAATTAAATCACCATCCTCCAAAACATTTCCAATGACTTCGACTTTGAAGAGGTATGGACTGAATAAGTCGTAAAGAGGGGTTTCAGGGACTTCGTACTTCAAATTCACTTCCTTAGAAACAAACATAGCCTTCTCGTGGTCGTATTTAACAACTTCAAACCAACTCGAATCATTATTAGCGACTTTTAAGATATCCCCCTCAAAGATTTCTTTACCGTTCTTATCTTTGAGTCCTGTTGATTGCATGAGTACTAAATCTTCTGCTAAAACCATGTAAGTAATTCCATCCCCAATACAATATAACTCATCCTCTAGCCAACTGATGTGATCAATTTCATTATCCATTTTTTGTTCTTTCTTCAACCACGCTCTAAATTTTGGTATCATCTACTCAACCTCCTAAATTGCTAAATGGAACTTCCCACTGGTAATTATCGTATTCATAACAAACGTTTTTGATAATTTCACCTTTGGAAATTTCAATTTCCTGCGTGAATTCCATGCCACACTCAAACGTAAAAATTTTAATATCAACATCAAACTTACTTGAAATTTCTTGATAATTTTCTGGAATAGCACTCCACGCTTGCTTGAAATTATCAAGTTCGACAATACAAAATTCTTCTTCAAGCCAAACTTCTATTTGTTCTTGTTCAATAAACGCTCGTCTTGTTTCATTAATGTAAAAATAGGGATCTGTGTTATTAAATTTAAGCAGAGTACCATCCCATTTATCTTCTAGCGTCACAGTGTCGTTTAATAGCATTTGTTTTAATGCTGATGCAATATTTTCGCTTCTTCCTCTTAATTTAAGAGATCCTTCGGCCCAATTTGGCATTATTCTGTTACCTCCTCGACTTCCACGCCCTTACAATCGAAAACCCAGCCAAAGCCAGCTTCTTCTAATTGTTTTCGGGTGTGTTTTGTTTTATAAAGTATGGTTTCTTCTTCACTTGAAAAATTCCATATTTTTGAATGTTTTTCGCAGTTCAAAGTTTCGTGACTTTCTCGAATATTTTTCAATCTCACAATATACCGCTTCTCTTTCTCGACCTCGTAACCGAACTGGTGCATGTTGATGAGGGTTTGAAATGGTTTGTTTTCACGAATCCACTCCCTAATTTCATTGCTATGGATACCCCAGCCAACAATACAGTCATAAATATTTTTCTCAAAATTGTTCTTATTTTCCTCATACCAATCCGCCACAAACTGCGGGATTGTGACTTTTTCGGGTTCGTCTAGTTGTCTGACTAGACCTAAAACTAAATGCTTATCAATCTTTGGTCTGATAAAACCAGTATTATTCGGCATAGCTTCGATTTTTTCAATCAATTCTTGTTTATTCATTTTCTAACTCCTTCA